CGGCACCTTCGGGAGCCTTGGTAGCGAACCGACCGCGTTCATCCCGCTCGCGCTGGGCAGCCTGCGCGGGTGTCTCCCGATCCGGGGTTGATACCTCTATCGGGCTTGCCTCGACCACCTTCTCCAGCGTCTCGCGCAATGTTGGGGCTTCAACAGGTTGCTCGATGATTTCATTGTCCATTCAGATACCCCTTCGATTTGGCCGCCTCAATGACAGCTTCCCTCACTCCCTTGGGTGCCTCCTTGGGCATCTCCTGAGGCAGGCCCTTGCAGTCACGCCAGTTCACCACGTCATGGCGACGATTGTGCTCGCGCATACCCGCCCGGCCACTATAGGTCTTGCCATCGATTGGCGAGACGAACTCCCCCTCGTCCTTGGCGATCATCGGAGCGCCGCTGCGCCGCTCGTTCAGGTACGCTGCGTACTCGGGGGAGCCCTTCTCGAATACCCGCCCATCGCTGGCGTAGACCCAGGTTCTATTCATTTCGCACGATATCTTTCTGAAGGGCAGGATCACCTTCCGGCTTCGGCGGATAGAAGGTCTTACCGTAGGGCGGCACAGGGAAAGCCTCGTTGGCCGCATCGGCTTCCTCCTGGGTCATCTTGCGGTTCCAGCCACGCGGGACCGAGGTGGTGTCGAAGGGGGCATCGTCAGGGATAGGGAGAGGCATCATGATTTTTCCTTTCAAGAAATTTCCGCGTCAGCGGTCCAGTTATCTACAAATCGAGAAGGGGAAGGTGGTAGCCATTACTTACCTTCCAGTACCTTAAGACGACCTGCAAGTTCTTGTATTGCATTAATAAGATGCGGAATAAGGTCAGTCATGCGAAGCTGCAGATACTTCTCAGCCGTAGCCTTGCCGTCCGGCCCGATGAGTGGGACTTCATCCACAGCTTCTGGTATATGAGGCAATATGCTCTGCGCGGTCAAGCCCACACGTATAGGGAAATCAGACTCGTCCGTTTTGAAGCGATAACGGATAGGACGTATCGCCAATATCGCCTTCAATCCGTCCGTTATTTCACCGACAATATTCTTCAGGCGCTCATCAGAAAACCCACCCCAAGACTGAGCGGCATTACCAAGCGTCACGCCTGTACTACCTGATCCGCTATAACAAGTAATAGCCCCAGAACTAAAGTTACCACTTGTATTCCCGCGTATGGCAATCATACCGCCATTAAGCGTAGGCCATCCTGGACCCCCATTAATATAATGATAAGCCGGGAAAATATTCATTTCTGCACTTGCAGCACCGCCTCCGATAATTGATGCTTGAATATTAGGAAACATAGCATTGCCAGAACCACGATTAATTTCTAATGACTTTCCAATAGCATTACCCGCGTCATCATAACGCCAAATTGAAAAATCACTTCCAGCATTACTTCCAGATTCCGCAGTACTATCTCCAAGATATATAAGCCAACGTGGCTTAGTAGCCATCAACCCTTGAAGAAAGTTAGAGTTAGCACCTGCAGCTTTATTCAACTGCAATGCAGCAAGGCCTCCTGCCGCAGTTATTCTCAAAAGATTATGTGGTGCTATGTCCTGAACGTCGAGTAAATTGTGCCGTGGAATACTCAGTCCAGCCAATGCCGTCGCTTGCGTCGTACCACTCGTGCCTCCATTGGCCACGCTCAAGGGCAAAGGTGGGGGAGTGTAGTACGCACCCGACTGGCCATCAAGCAGATCCGCATCAAGCCCCGAGCCCACCCCGTCCACCGTCACCAGCTTGGCCAGCACATCAGCCGCCGTAGCCACGTAATCCGTCCCAGGCACAGCAGCAGTGAATGAAGCCACACCGTTGCCCTTGGCAAGGCCTGTCAAGGTCGTCACGCCAGTCCCACCCTGCGACACCGTCATGGGAGCGGATATTGCAACCGACCCCGTGATATCCCACTGCTTGCCGTTCCACGTCCAGGTGGAGGCCCCGTTGCTCGCGGTGGTGCCGACAGAGGGGGAGTTGGGAAAGTCCATGGTTTATCCGTTGACGGTATAGCGTTGCACCGGATCGCCTGCAGATCCGAGTGCGACATTCGGGCGCAGGACTTCGATAGCCATCTGGGATAACTGGGCATTGACCGAGGTAGGGAACCGCAGGACTTCCACTGCCATCTGGCTCAGGCGGGCAGTCGTCGTACTGGCCGGATCAGGAAAGGGCGCAGTAGGAGGCGTAAATGCCCCACCATAAACCGCCTCGCCCTTGACGATACGGACTTCATCAATATACCCACGCACTGCACTAAAAGCAGTAATTCCCCCAATATCCAACACACTCGGTGAATCAAAAAAAGCCAATGCAACCGTAGCAGATGCCTTGACAACACCATCAACATAAATCCGCAATACATTACTCGCATCGCGATCAGCGGCAACGTGATACCACGTGTTCAGCGTCGGCGTCCAAGCCGCACTAACTGATGGATTATTTGAACCTGTTGTGGAATAGAAAAATGCAAAATTGCTTGCATTATGGCCGAAACACCAGCCAAGATTCCCACTCAGCCCATTCCCCCACTGCGACACGATGGAAAACGATGTCGTCGTTGGTGCACTCGTATAATATACCCAAGCTTCAACAGTAAATGCACCAGATCCAAATGTCCAATCAGGACTGTCCACCGCTTCAGCATGATTATTCCCATTAGTAACAGTCTCAAGTGCCGTACCACCAAACTTTGATTGTGTAGTCGACAAAGAACCAACCATTGTCAACGACCGACCATTTAATGATGAATCAATCGTCGTCGTCTGCCCATTCGTACCATCGAAATGGCACAAAAGCTTGACGTTACTGGCTAATGGAGGATTGGCCATATCAGACCACCACCTTCACGCCCGCTTCCAAGGCATTCACCGAGGTCTGGGTCCAAGCTGCCCCACCATTCGTCTCGAATATCTGCGAGACGTAGGTCTGCGACGTGCCGAGCGCGGCCGTGGCCCCGTCGCTGTCGGCCCCGCCCGAGCGGGCAAACAAGGCCACCTGCTTGTTCCCCGCATCGTCCTTGAGCAGTGCCGCATTAATCTGCAGACCGTAGACCGTGGAGGAGACGAGGGAGGGCAGATCCTGGAAGGCGTAGCTGTCGCGCAGGCCGGGGGTCAGGGCGTAGTTGTAATCGGTGAGGTTGGGGGTGGCTTCATCGACCAGGGCGGAATGAGGTGTAGCCGTTATGTCCGCTGAGAAGTTCCTGGTTTCGGCCTGAAGCCAATTTGCGGCAGTGGCTACCGCCAAAGTAACCCACGCAACCCCATCGTCGCTATATTGAAGCTGGAATCGGCTAGGAGTTTCCGAGTCATACCCCGCAACGTTCTCCGAAATAATGCTAAATCCTCTGATATCCTTCGTATTCCCGGCCCCAAAATCATAAGCAAGCCAACCCGGAACTTGCGAAGGAGCCGTTGCCCATCTAGTCCCACCACTACCATCGAATGCGTTGGATGCCGCACTTACTGCCGCATTGCTTGCACTGGCAGTACCGCCTGTTGTCACAGAAGCACCCCCTGGCGTAAGGCTAAGTTTCAATTCGGCAATAGCAATAGTGGACCCACTCAAAACAGCATCCACATACAGCCGCCAGTACCGATGCGCCCCATTCACCGCGCTCGGGGTCCACTGGCTGTACGTCCCATCGGCATTGGGATAGAGCGTATCGACCCGGATATCGCCGAGGAAATCGTTGTTGGTAGTGCCGGAGGAGTCGCAGAGATAGAAGTCATCAATTAACCATGTACCCGAAATAGCGTTTATTGGTCCCAGCGTCAACTGATTTGCACTGGCATTCGCCGTATTCTTCGTATCCTGTCCTGTCGCTACCGTAATCCAATCCACTCCGTTTACTCGCACCTTACAAGAATTTGCCCCGATGGAATCAGCAATGGTGACTTTCCATTCAACGTAATAATAAGAACCAGTTGATAACGAATTGGTGGATGTTCCGCCAGTAAGTGCTGTGCCATTACGTGTTACCGACAACGTGAGGTCAGGATTAATACGTAAATCGCACTGTAATGTAGCTGCATCGAATAAACTGAATAATCCACGTGATAACGCAGAAACTGCCGAAACTTGAACGCGACAACCCATAACCCATGATGCACCAGCAATCAACGTTTTTGTAACATTAGCATTGGTACAGCTAAGAGCGCCACCACCAGAACGCCCGGAACTTGGAGCAATAGCCGCTCCACCAGAATTCCACTTCTTCAGAATATCAGCCGTAGCATAGTGGTCGAATCCATCCATGAGAATCAACATGGCTCACCTCGTCCCGGCCAAGGTAAAGCCGATATTGGCCAGCGTGGCGTCGGGTGATGCAGGTGCCACCACCGTCAACACATCCCCCACGGCAAAGCTGGTCGCGGAAACCGCAATGAACGTGGCCACCGTCCCCGCGACAGCGAATCGCATCGTGCCGAACGACACCCCGTTCTTCAGCAGGTTGAAATCAGTCTGAGCCGTTGCCGCAGTGGCCACCACGCCCTTGCTGCTGGTGAGCCCGGCAGGGAACGTCGCAGCACGAGGGAATGGATAGCGCATGAGCACCAAGCTGGCCGTAGGTACCCCAGTACAGCCACCACCAACGTCATAGATCAACGCGGCGGAGAACGATCCCGCTGGCAATTCGACCCACTGGGTGGAATCGCCATCGTTGACCCAGGTGTAGAGCCGCCCCGTCGAGGGCACGTACCAGCGATCCCCCAGGGCCTTGGTCACCGGCTCCGTTTCACCGTTCGTGAACCCGCCGCCACCCCCACCACCCCCTGTCACCACCGTCCAGTTCAGGGATTGCCGTGCGTACTGCTGGCCATCGTTAGGGGCGTCACCGATCTTGGTCGTATCGCCAGGATGGCGATGGTTGCCACGTGCCCATCTCGTGGAGTCCCCCGAAGAGCCCACCCCGTCCATCTCCGGCAGACCGTTGAAGGCCTGTCCGAAGAACCAGCCGGTAGTAGCGATGCGATCAGAATTGTCATCGACGCTGGGGGTCGGGGCTCTGGGAATGCCGGTGAACACCGGACTCAAGTTCGGTGCCTTAGCGTTCAGTAGCGCCATCAGGTCGGCTTGGGCGTTGATATCGCCCGAAATGCTGCCCCAGGTCGCATACACGTCCGTGGGGAACCGCCACTGCCCATCACCATGCAGGACCTGGGACGTGTCCCCGTTCAAGTTGATCGGAGAAACCGTGCCCAGCGGCGGTTTATTGATGAGTTGGTTGTAGTTCCCCGAAAAGGCAACGGGATGAAGGTCCGAAATGTCCGCTTTGGTATCGAACATCGCCATCAGGTCGGCCTGATCCTCGATGTCCCCGACGATGCCGCCCCAGGGTGTGAGTCCGGCGGTGCCCACCGTGACCCATTTGCCGGTGCGGGACAGTACCTGATCCTCCGCGCCCGGTGTCTCCACGGTATCCGTAAACGTGACGACGAAATCCTTCCCCGATCCCTGAACGACTGCCCGATCAGGGTTCTCAATCGGGGGTTCTACGATCTTAGTCCGGTCGTAGGGGTTCGGAGGAAGGTTGCTCACCGGAGCTTTCCTGCGGCGTTGCTACGTCGAACCCGTATTTCGCGTTGGCCCAGTCCGCACACTCCTGCGACAGGGGCACATTGCAACCGGGATAGATCGTCGTCGTGTTGAACGGGCCATCGCCGGGGGCCAGCGGCGGGCATGCGGGACCATCGGGGGCCGGTTCGGTACGCGGCGAGCCATCGGGGGTCAGCCCGTAGAGGTCGGCCAACTCCTGCGCCGTCTTGTTGGTGCCCTTGTAGCCGCTACCCGGCCCTACGGGCTCGGGCTCCACCTCGGGCTCCTGCTCCATGCCTTCCAACTCCGGGTCATCACGCTTTTTCCTGCTCATGGCTCACTCCTTCTTCGGCTTGGCCGCTGCTTGCTGCTTCATCTGCTGGACCTTGGCATCGGCAGCTTCAGCGCCCTGCTCAAGCCCCTGCTCATGCTCCTGCCTGGACTGCTCCAACTGCATCTCGCCCTGTTGCCTGGACAAGTCGGACTGCACCAGCGAATCCTGGACCTTCTGCTGACTGACCTGCTGGTGCGTCTGCAGGTCGATCTGCGATTTCTGCATCGTCGCTTCGAGGTTCTGCTGGCTCTCCTGAGCCTTGAGTGCCAGTTCCTTTTCCTTGAACTGCAACTCCATCTGCTTGGCCTGTGCCTCGATCTGCGCAATCTGCTGCTTGAAGGCCAACTCCGCCTGCTGCTTCTGCTGCTCCAGTTGGGCCTCCTGCTGCTTGATGCCCATCTCCATCTGCATCTTCTGCTGCTCCATCTGGCCCTTCTGCTGGTCGCGCTGCATGTCGGCCTGCGCCTTCATCTGCGCCGGGTCGGGCTGCGGCGGCGGTGGCGGCTTACCCTCCATCTCGGCGAGTTGCTTGTCGATCAGGCCCTCGATGTCGGCAGCGCCCTTGAAGGACGCGATGCCCCATTTCAGCATGTTGAGCATGACGGGCTTCAACTCCGGAATCTGGCCCGCGATGGGGAGGGCCTGGGCGCAATAACCCGTCACCATGGACATGAACTTGATGCGGTCCTCCTTCTCGGCCTCGTAGTCGGCCTGGGCCATGGAGTCCGCCTGCACTTCCACCCGCCAGTTGAAACCCTCCTCGGACTTCAGCATCACCAGCGCATCAGGGACAAACTCACCGTTGTCCGTGTACACAATCCCAGACTTTCGTATAAGGCTCTCAGGCGTGAAGTGCTTGACCGACATCTCAGCCTTGATGCGCAAGATGTCCGACGCGAAGATCGCCACCTCGTTCTGCAGCTTCTTGATGCGGATCGAAGCAAACTGCTGCTTGATCTTCTGGGCACCGAGCGTCTCGCTGGCCTTGGTGTCTCCCCGAACAATGTCGGCGATGCCGGTGAGTTCATAAATCTGCCCCTTGATGGCCTCCCTGGCTTCGTAGAGTCTTTGCAGCGCGGCCACGACCATCTCCAGCGGGATCCAGTCCACCGCACCCTTCATGCCGCCCTTTTCGGAGAACTGCCCCCAGTCGGGCACCGGCACCATGGTGTTCTCGTTGCCTGTCAGGATCGAGGCGACGGCCTTGGCGGACTGGTCGTAGATCCCTACGACCTTGCAGGCGCTGACCAGGAGGCTGATGCGGGCGTTGACTGTATCGAGTTCGGAATACTGATCCTGGATCATGTAGTAGTCCGGACGGGGAACGGTGCTCGACGTGCTGATGTTGGCGAGCATCGGCTTGGGGCAGGGCTCGAAACTCGTGAGGTGCAGGAAGTCGTCCCGGGTGTCGAGAAGATTGGTAGGGAACCCCGGTGCGTACCAGTGCACTTTCCTCGTAGTGCGGTCCCAGATTTCCCAGACCACCGCCTTCTTGAGCACCTCCTTGGAGAGCGGCCCGATCTTTTCGTCATCCTTGGCTTTGAGCACCGCGTGGTCGAGCGAACACAGTTTTGCCTTGGCCTCGCCGAAGCGTTTCTTGAGTTCTTTCCTGTTCAGGAACGTGCGGCGTGCCACCCAGCGCCGCTCCGCCCAGGTGCGGCAGGGCGACCATCTGAAGTCCTTCCAGTGCACGTAGTCCACACAGATGCGCTGGTCGGTGATGCGCTTCAAGGGCTCGCTCTGGAAAGCCGCAGGGGTATCGAACCCATCGTCCCCGGGGGAGCCTGCGGAGGCGTGCGGCTGCGTGGCCTGCGCATCGTTGGTCAACTGTCCACCGGCCTGGGTCGGCACATCCTCCGTCTCGGTTTCCAGCCTCAACCATGCGCAGGCCATACCCGGGATAAGCCTGTCCTGCACCGACTGGCGCATCACCGCGTCAAACTGGTCCTCCGGGTCGTTCAGGTCCGTTTCCAGGCAGCGCTGGAGAATAAGGGCGCCTACTCGGGCAATCTGGTCGCGGTAATCCGCATATCTCCGATTCACCTCCGGCTTGGGCAGGTCGGCATATAGCGCGGACTCCAGAATATTGGTGTTCGCATAATAGATATTGAACCACTTCTTGTCGGCGTTGATATCGCCGCGCTCATCGAGAAACCGCTCGTTGGCGATGATGCCCCGCTTGATGAACTTTTCGAGTTCTTTTTCCGCCGCGTCGATCTCCATTTCCCACAGCGCCCGGGGAGAAATATCCTCCGGGGCTTCAATCGAGCCTTGGGTGACAAGGGCGAGCGGGGTCGTCATGGCATGTTGCGGGTCGTGGCGAGGGATCTATCTCCGTGCAGCGTTTCCAGGTTATAGCCGAGATGCGGGGTCCAGCGCCGGGAAGCGGAGTCCCGGGCGGATTGTAGGACATTATCACTGGAAATCAAGTCCGGAATATCGGCGTGCACCGCGATGGCCAGATACCGCAGCGCATCCATGTAATCGCTAGTCCAGTCGTGGACGGGAATATCGGAAAACATCAGCTTGTCCTCGTCCCACTCCCGGTGGTATCCCTTCATCGCTTCAATGAAATCGTCAGCGACCCCACCCCCCTCGGGGTCTGCCGGGTTGATAGGGTGGTTGTCGATTGTGAGACGGGGAAAGAGACGGCGGGTTGCCGAGATGCCATCGTGCACCGCGTGATGAGGGACCATGCGGGGGGTGATGTCGAAGGCGAGGAACTGCTCGACGATGCTCCGACCCGTCTGCAGATTTTTCGCCCTGGCGTCATGCGGTAACCAAACCGTGCCGATCTCGGACGGGAACGAGTGGATGTCATCGATGTGGTGGAAGATGTCCTTGCCCTGGGTGGCGTAGACGTTGACGATCCGAATCTGGCCCGCGTGGATCTGGTAGGCGATGCGGACGGTGGCATCCGTGAACCCCAGGTCGTAGACGAAGTGGGTGGGCAGGATCGGGTCGAATAGTGGGGTGGAGGAGACTCGGTTGGAGAGGAAGAGTTCATTGACTTCACTAGCGTAGATCGCCCCCTTCAGCGCAGCGTCGAAGGAGCACATGTACTCCTGGGCGAACTCCTCCTCGTCCATGTCCGCCCTCAGGTCATCGAGTTCACGCTGGGGGACGAGGCCGGAAGTGTCGGCTCTCAGGGTGAGGAGGAAATGGCGGAGGGGGTCTTTGCGGGCTTTGTTGACCTGCTCCCAGAAGAGGTTCTTGCCCCGTGGAGTAGAAGCGAAAACGCCCCAGCCATTCCGGTCCGATAGCGCTGGACGCAGAACCTGTGAGAAGACAGAAGGTTTCCAAAGTGCATACTCATCGCCCACGGCACCGTCGAGATACATGCCCCGGAGTGAATCAGCATTGTCAGCGCCCAGGCAGTAGATGGTGGAGTTTCCGGTGAGGGTGACTCTGAGTTCGCTTTCGGATGGGGGAGCAGTCCAGTACGGGCGCGAGTAGTTCTTGAGATATCGCCATGCGACCCGCTTGGCTTGTCGATACGTTGGTCCGATGTAGGCATATTGCGGGTCCGGTCGTGGGTTGTCGTGTTCGTCCCTGAGGGGTGTACACCCGGCGATTATCAGGTCGTTCACCAGCGCAATCGTCTTCCCGGCCCTGCGGTGTGTCACCAGCGTCGCCCACCTCTGTGGGCGATTATGAAATCCCACAAATGCTTGCCTAGGGGTGTAGATCATCGTCACCTCCGCTGTATGGTCCCTCCTCAGCGACAGCCCCCCTCTCCTCCTGGTATGCCAGCCTGCGCGCCGTCAGCCAGGGAGGCCACTCATCGTGCGCCCTGTCCGGTGGAGCGGGGAGCACCGGGGCGATCGTTTGTTGCGTTTGGCGGGCATAGAGCTTCAGGAAGGCCCCGGGGTAGCGGTCGGCGAACAGCAGAAGACGGGGAATGCCTCCCCAGGCTTCGAAGGCCAACTGGAACGCCTCGGCTGCGCTTGTGTGGAGGGCTGGAGGAAGGTGGGAATGGTGCAGGCCATCGGAGAGGAGGGTGGTCAGTTCGTCTGAAAGTTTTACTTTCGTTGCCTGCAGCGCAACCAGCAGTTCGGACAGATTGGTTTCTTGGGCAGGAGTGGTCATGTCATTGTCCAGTCAGACTATCGATTTTTCAAGACTGTGGAGATGGACTTCCGAGCCGCCGCGAGGGGAGGGGGGCCTGCCTGTGATGCCACCCCCGTCGCGAATCGCCAGCACACGAACGATGCGAGCACGAACGATCAGCACGTCAATCATTGGTGTGCACATCATTAGATCCCTCATGAGTACCAGGGAGCGCACCCTGCTGGAACCCTGCGAAGCGCTGGCCGTTCAGGTAGTCCCGGGGAGGGGGGACAGCCGGGGTCGATGTGCTCCCTTGGATGGCGGAGGGGGAGACATAGGCCCAGAGCAGGAGTTCACGGCAAGCTTCCACAGCCGGTCTTCCCTCACCCTGAGCAAGGCGCGCCAGATGCATGAGTGCGATCGGCGCGAGCCGACGCGCCAGGGCCGCAGGGGATAGCGAACCATCAGGCGACAGCAAGCTTTCGTTCCCCTCGCGCAGCGTACCGACTTCATCTACGGAACAGCGTCCGGCCAGAGCATCGTCCGGGAGCCAAATGATGTCGGGAACCATGGTCGCAAGAGTACAACGATTCGCACCGTCCCCCACGACCCCTGCAAGCATCGTGGGGGGCCGCAGCAAGTGCGGCCCCGAAAATCCCGAAAACCCCCTTATACAGTATTATCTCGAAGATGTAAGTAAGTGTGTGCGCGTGTGCGCGTGTGTAAGCGCGTGGGGTGTGTGTGAGAAAGATCATGGTGCAAGGTGTTTTCGGGGTTTTTCGGCATTTGCTCACAATTTAAAACTCTGGCGCAACATATCCATCCCAAAAAAGTATTGACAATACCTATTCCCATCCTGAGTTTCCGCTGCATCGCTAAGCTTTTGAGCTTTCCACTCAAAACCACTCAATTGACATTCCATCCCTGATGTGCTGCGCATCGCTGGCGCGCGCTGTTCCCCCTATTCGAGTGGTCTTCCCCTAGTTCCCGGAGTGAGTTTCGGTGTGCCATAATTGGCCATCAACAAACGAAAGGCACACTGTGAAAACCACCCCCCTGACCCCGAATCAAGTCCGCCATGAGTTCGCCCAGCGCAAGGCCGTGCTGCGCGGTGAAGCCCTGTCCGACATTGAGCAGTTGATGTCTTGCATGCGCGACTGCTACGAGAAGCGCGAAATCCTCGCCATCCTGGCCCGCACCGACGAAGCCCTGGCCACGATGCGCACCGAGTACAGGGCTCGCCTCGCCGCTGCCGGGGAATGAGCATGAAGGGCTCGCTGTTCTACCCGCTCTCGCTGCAGATCGCCGACACCGCCCGGGTTCACGGGCTAGCCTGGACTGCGGCCTACTACGCCCGGCGGGGCGTCCCCCTGTTCGAGTTCACCCTGCTGGCGCGCGGCGCTGGTCTCATCTGAAAGGCACACACCATGCTGACCAAAGGCGCTTCCCTGACTTCCGTTCAAACCCCCCTGTCCGTCCCAGAAATCCTGCGCGCTACTGCGCAGGAGTATCGGGAAGATGCCCAAGAGTTGCGCTGCGCTTGGCAAGACCAAGGCGCTGGCCTTGTTTGGGACAAGCTCGCCGACATCCTCGACAAGGCCGCACTGCAGGCTGACGCTGCCGTTGCCAAATACTTCAAGTAGGGAGACAACAATGCATACCCACTTCTTCACTTCCTACGATGGCGCGCTAGTGCGCTACTCCGATGGTGTCGCGGTGCGCGAGAACTACTCCCGCACTCACTCCCTCATTGAAACCAGCCTGCAGCTACGCGCCACTCTGCGTGCGCCCAAGTACGCTCACGGAGGCTATCCGCTGTTTCTGCTGGCCGACGACGGTGAATCGCTGTGTTTCGATTGCGCACGCGAGAACTACTCACTGCTTGCGCGCGCCATGCGCGATCAGTCCCGCGATGGCTGGCGCGTAGTCGGCTGTGACGTGAATTGGGAAGACCCCGGCATGTACTGCGCGCACTGCTCGAAGTGCATTCCCTCCGCTTACGCGAACGACGAGGAATGAACCATGTTCGGTGTCCGTCTCATCAACTTCGACTTGACCCATTGGTTTGCCACTCGCAGCGAGCAGTTTGCCTATGCCGCTCGCTGCGGTTTCGAACATCAACTTGTCTCCAAGGAATGAACATGCTCTCCATCCCCAATCTCGACGCCATGACGAATGAGGAACTCATGCGCTTTGCCAATGAAACCAACAAGGCCAATGGAGGCCGCAAGCTGGGCATCGTTGGCAAGGGCTCGGTGCGCATCACGAAGGACTTGGTCAACTACGCGTGGAACAGATCCACTGCGATGCGCTGCCGCATCCGGGGTGATATCCAGACTGCGCTGCACTATGAGGACATCTGCGATCGCATCTATCAAGACTTGCCAGAGTGCGTGCGCTGGTAAGTGACCACACGTTATGCACTCACAAATGAGTGCATAGCGGGTATCATTGCCCTGTCAGACAACACAAGGACACAGCACCATGGCACACGAAATCACCATTCGCAAAAATGGCTTTGCCGAGATGGCATCCCGCTCGCAAGAGTGGCATAGCGCCGACACGAACCATCAGATCATCACGAACGATGACTCCATGGAGGATATCGAGCGGAAGGCAGGAATGGACTGGAAACTGCAGCGCGCCAAGGTCCGTTTCGCGACCGGCCACGCCCAAGGCGCTGCAGACTGGTCCACGATGGACGATCAACACGTCATTCTCCGCTCGGACACCAAGCAACCCCTTGGCATCGTTTCCGACAAGTTCAAGCTGGTTCAACCCAGGCAGGTATTGGAGTTCTTCAAGACCCTCACCGACTCCGCGGGGTTCAGGATCGAAACGGCGGGAACGCTGTTCGGAGGGAGGAAATTCTGGACGCTGGCCTCTATCGGTGACACGTGCGAGATCGTCCCCGGGGACAAGGTAGGCGGTTACCTCCTGCTGGCGACTGCATGCGATGGCAGCATGGCCACCACGGGCCAATTCACATCAGTCCGCGTCGTCTGCAATAACACCCTGTCGATGTCCCTCGCGGGCGATGGCAAGCACAAGGTCAGCCACCGCACCACGTTCTCCCCCGAGGCGATGCGTTCAAAACTCGGGATCGCGCATGAGATGTTCGGCGACTTCGCGCGCCAGAGTGCCAAGCTGGCGGATAAGCAAGTATCGAAGGATCGCGCTGAGCGTTTGCTCCTCTCCCTGCTCGCACCGCAACTCGAAACCGTGAAAGCGCCGACGCTGGAGCAAATCGAGAAAGTCACGGAATCCGCTGCCTTCACGAAGATCCTCGCCCTCTTCAATGGCGACGGTCGCGGTGCCCGTATGGACGGTGTGAAGGGCACGGGATGGGGATGGCTGAACGCTGTGACTGAGTATGCAGACCACCACGTGCGCGCTACCTCTGACGAAAACCGCATGCACTCCGCATGGTTCGGACCCGGCGCCGACTTGAAGGCCCGCGCGCTGGAGCTTGTCACTGCGCTGTAAGCCAACTCCATCAGTCCATTCCCGCGAGTGGACTGATGGGGCAACCTTGCCCGTTGACTAGGACACACATCATGCAAGCCATCGCCACCAAGTTCATCCCTGCCACCAATACCCGCAGCAATCGTTTATCGGCGCATGCCGCTGCCGGACGCATCGTTGTCGAGTGGGACTACGGCCTGCCCGACGAACAGAATCACGTGAAGGCCGCTCAAGCCCTCTGCGACAAGCTGGAGTGGCCCTGGGCATTTGTCACGGGCACGCTGCCCGATGGCACCGTAGTTCACGTTTCTCTCCCCGATGGGTTCGTACCCGCATGATCTACTCCATCATGGTGACATATGCTGGCGGGAAAACCTGCCTGCATCACTTCAAGCATCGTTCACTCGCCGTTGCCTGGGCCAACAGCCTCATGGACGATCCGACAGTAGAGCGAATCGAGTCCGATCATCTTCGATTGACAAAAACAGGGAAGTGGAAATGATGCGTTTACTCGCTGCCATACAGATAGTTTTCTACCTACTTTGCTGGGCCGTCTCTCTTCTCGTATGGCCGGTTTGCTTCGCAGTGCTGTTCCTCATCAGATGAGCGGATATAATGGAGCACCAAAAGGATAACGAAATGAACATCGAGCGTAGAAACCGCCTCGCCTCCATCGCCGACAACCTGCTGAAACTGCTCGATGCCGTCACCTCGGTGCAGTCCGAGGAGCAGGAAACCTTCGACAACCTCCCCGAAGCTTTCCAGCAGGGGGAGAAAGGGCAGGTTAGCGAAGCGACCATCGCTGCCATGGACGAGGCTCTGGATGCACTGAGCACCGCCATCGTCGCCATCAATACCGCCAGGGAGTAACCATGCCCAGAACCCCAGCCATCACCGACCCCGCCTCTTCCCTCGCCCAATGCAAGGCGACGATGAAACAGGCCTTTTCCGCGTTCATGGAGCACCGAGGCAACGCGACACAGGCTGCCATCGCATTGGGTAACGCGGCCATGCAGGCAAAAGAGCACCTCCCCCATGCGGAGTTCGTCCCCTGGATCGAGAAAAACTTCAAGTTCTCGCCCCAATGGGTCCGGGTCTGCATGCGGGCCGCCGAAACGTGGAACGAAAGCCGGAAGAAGGCCCTGCCCTTCGAGGTGACGCTGGCCGTCATGCGCGCCAATACCGCCGAGAAACTCGCTGCGCTGCGGCCCGAGGTGACGGGCAAGCCGCCCAAGCAACGGGCAAGGAAGGCGACTCCCGCTCCCGTGCCCGAGGAGGAAACCGTGATCCTCGACGCCCCCAGCTTCGAGGACCGCGAGGCTGCCCTGATCGCCCGCGAGCAGGCCTGCGATGCCCGGGAGGCGTGGCTGGACGAACGCGAAGCCGCCCTGGACGAACGCGAGGCTCGCCTGGCAGCCCTCGAAGAGGGTAAACCCTTACCCGCAGCGACCTTGGACGCCGGGAAGAAGACCATTCGCGCCGGGAAGGCCCCCAGGAAGGTCACAAAAGGCCCTAGGAGGCTCGATCAGCCCCCGCCCGGTACCGTAGGTAGTCCGGACGCCTCCAACGCCTCTGAGGCCTTCTAATCGCTGTGGGAAAGAATCCCAGACCCCCAGGCCGCCCTGTTCTGCCCCCCGGCGAGAAGCTGGGCTCCATCACCCTGCGCCTGAAGCCCGCCGATATCGAGAAGCTGCGGGCGCTGGGGGGCCGTCACTGGGTGCAGGAGAAACTGAAGAGGGCAAAACCATGACCCCTACTGAAGTAGGTTGGCTGTGCTTTGCTCTTTTCCTGATATCGAACTGGCGGGAATGGCGCATGGTCTTCTTTTTCATTTTTCTCGGCGGAGTTGCGGCGCTGGCGATGTATATCGGTGGAGTGCTAAAGTAGCGGTGCAGGGCGTGGTTTCTCTGCAGTGTGCCTAGACTTCCCGCTTCCTCAGCGGTTGCGCGGCCTTCGGGCCGCCTTCTTTTTTCAGATGTCCAGTGTGAGCCCGGGATCGTCCCGTGGGGTCTTCGATTCCCGGCTTTTCTCGTAGTGCTCGCGCAACCACGTGCGGTCGGCCTCGCTGGCGAAGTACTGGAACAGTTCGTCGCGCACCTTGAACCAGCGCTCCTCGTTGGGCTGGCGATGCTGTTTCAGGACGCGCGCATTCGGGTGCTCGTAGACTTCGATGAAGCCGTGGTCGAGCAGGGCTTGAATCCACCTTTTATGCTGCTCTTTCCTCTCCGCCGTGACGGCTCCCCTCAATCGTCTCGGCCCCTTGTAGGTGAGATCCCCGCGCACGATGATGCGCCCCTCGGGCACCTGGGGGTCGTCCATGGTCACCCGGTAGGCGATGAAGTTCATCAACTCATCGCCGAACTCCGTGACGCCTGCGGCGATGCGGTAGAAGAACTCCTGCAGCTTGGCGAGGAAACCCTCGGTGAACCGCACCGCGCGCTGCAGATTCGGGTAAGTGATCCTCACCGTACGCCGGACCCGTGCATTGTCTTTCCCCGCATCCTCCTCGGTACGTGGCAGGATCACCTCCTCGCAGGCCGTCATGCCGCCTTCGATGAACTCGTAGGCTTGGAGAAGGGTCGCGCACGTCATGATCCTCATGTCGTACTTTCTCCACCAGTTGACGTAGCCGACCGGGTAGCACTCCTTGACCAGTTGCAGGTTGATGGCTTCGCGCTTGCCGATATAGCCCAGCCACTTGTCGGCCGCTTCATCGTCCAGCACGAAGCGCATATCGCGCAGGCCCCGCAGTTTCAGGAGCATCGCTCCCATGGCCTTGTCGGCATCGGGCACCAGCTTGGTCGGGTCGCGTTCCTGCCGGTGCGCGATGACGCTGATGGTGTGCCGGGCCATCAGGCCGGAGTCCACCATCGCGAGAAAGCCTTTCCAGTTCGTCACCTTGTCGATGGTGGTGGTCATGACCAGCGTGGCCAGCGCTTCGGGAATCATGTAGAGCTTGGTCACGAGGCGCTTGTTGAACATGGAACCATCGTAGGCCGCGCAGACCGCGTTGCTCATGGCGTTGACGGCGTTATCGCGGTGATGCAAGGCTGCGCCATCGTAGAAGCCCATCGCCTCCTCGCTGGCCATCAGGAGCCGCTCGCCGTGGTTGTCGGCAATCTGCGCCATCATCCCTTCAATGGAGGCGTTCTGCAGGAAGCACATCGGCGGGTGAGCTTTCTTGGCACTCTGCACTCTCGATTGCGCGCGCACCATGGCCTGCTGCCACTGGGTCTGGTGCCGGGTCAAATCTTTATACATGCCGCTTTTCACTTCACCTGACTTCCCGAGGATCAACGAGAAGTCGTTCGGGTTGCGCCAGTGGTCGGGCTTGAGCGGGTTGGTTGCCATCTTTACGCTGGAGTGCAGCACCCCGGCGTGCATCGCCATGAACGATGCTGCGTAAGGCCCGGGGTCGCCGCCCCACGAGGCGATGCAGTCCTGCACGTAAGCCTCGAAGACGGCCGGGAGGTACCTGGGTTTGTATTCCGGGGCCTCGCGGAACTGGTCGCGGGGGTCGATGACATCGAGGCCGTTCGGTGGGGTGGTGATCTGCTCGCGCTCGCCGCCGAAGGGGTCGCGGGCGTGCCCGTTCATCTCGTAGCTCATGGTCAGATGACGGGGAAAAGCCGCGTGGCAAACCAGTTGTCCAGGTCCGCTGCCGTGCGATCCTGGCAGTGCGCGTGAAGGCACTTGTAGTAGCCATCCGGTCCGCGTTCTCCGGGTGGGTAATAGACACTGCTGGTGGCGTTGCTGGGCGTGGTGTGTTCGCTCTCCCAAGGGCATTTGATGTTGTACCCGCCATCCTCGCGCATGGGGTGGAAGTGGGCCATGATCGCCGCCGTCATCGCTGCCTTGGTGCGAACGGTGCCCTCGGTGATGACCGGGCGTTTCTCCCTGGGTTTGGCGGGGAAGGCTCCGAGGATCTCATCGGGACCGTAGCGCTTGCCGCTGCATTCGATCAGCTTCACCGGGGTCGGTGTGCCCTTGGTGTGATTGAACCCGGCGACCCGCACTTCGCGCGACAGGTCGATCACCGAGGCATCGCTGCCGAGGGCTGCCGCAATGCCGCGCTGGGCCTGCTCGTAGTGCTCCAGGGGGAAATCATCGACACACCAGTAGAAGTGGTAGCGGTGCTTGCTGGTTTCCGTAATCATCGTCGGCTCCAGCGGCATGGGCCACGGCGGCTTCTTGCCAGCGTTGTCCCAGTCGGCGAAGCACGCCCGGACCCGGGTGACCTGCGAGCCCTTGCGCCGGGCGACACCAAGGTCATCGATGACCTTGGTCAACCGGTTCAGGCAAACAAAGATTCCAAAACCTTCCTCGTTCCGATGCACCAGCCTGGGGAGCATGGTTTCCAAAGTGCCATAGGCCTGGATGCGCCGCCCATCGGCGTGCTGCCCGCTCCAGTAGAACTCGCACGTCTCCGATTCGGGCTCCAGCGTCCGCAGGAACCCGAGCAAGTGGTCTATGTCCAACGTCGTCTCCTAAGGGGATTTTCGGGATTTTCACACTATTGCCTGAACAGACTATAGCGTTTTCTGAATGGACTACTCACCTGAGGGGGTGGTGATTGACTTGCCTGTGGGCGGCACCTAATCTTGAGTCCTGCATTGTCCAACTGAATGAGATCCTATGACACTGAAATCGAAAGACATCACTGCCCTCATCGCTCGCTACCAGACTGCTCGCAATGAGCGGCTCGACCTGGACGAGCAATCCAAGAAACTCAAGGTCGAGGAAGACAGCATCCTCGATCAACTCACAGCAGCGGGCGTCGAGTCCGGCAAGTACGGGCCATACAAGCTCACCGTGAAGCCCAAGCAGACCCCGCGCTGCACCGATTGGGAGGGCCTCTGGGCCTACATCAAAGACACCAACAGCTTCGAGTTGCTGCACAAGCGGCTCACCGAGACGGCTGTCATGGAGCGGCTTGACGCTGGAGAGCACCTCCCCGGCATCGTCACCGACGAAAAAGTCACGTACAAGATCACTGCCGCTTGAAAAACCACTAGCGCGCGCGAGGGGATTTCAACTGAGGAACTGCCCGTGAAAGCGGGTACAAAAATATGCTTGCGCTTGTGGAGAAGCTGGTGCTAGATTCGCATCAGCCATCGAATCGTTCGGTGGCACGCGTCAGACCCGATGCGAGCAGACCCGCTCATGAAACGATTCTTCTCTCCGAAGCACAGGCACTACCTGTTCCTTCTCTCCGGCGGCTACTGTGCCCTCTGTGGGTGCAAGCTCTTCTCGTCGGACTTTCATGGCGATCACGTTGTGCCCTTCTCCAAGGGAGGCGTGACCACGCTCGCAAACGGTCAAGCGCTTTGTTCGAAGTGCAACACCCGCAAAGGAGCACGCCATGAGTCAGACCCCTCCCCTTCGTGAATGGCAGTTAACCGCCGTAGGGAAAATTTTCGAGGCCTGGAAAGTTCCAGACAGCAAGCCACTCATCGCTGCTTGCCCTGGTGCAGGAAAGACATTGTTGACTGCGCATTCTGCTACTGAACTTTTGAAATCTGGCCAGATTGAACTCTTGATCGTGCTGTGCCCTACAGTGAATATCAAACAGCAATGGGCTGAAGAGTTTGAAAAATTCGGACTCAAGGTTTCCGACCAAGTGACCAATGCAACGTTGCGTCGGCGACAACAAGTGAGTGATGAGCATGAAACGGGTGGGCATCAAGTCTTGTGCTTGACATACGCCATGGCTGCGAAAGATTACGGCCTTTATGTCGAGCTTGCGCGAAGATTCAAAACACTGGTTGTAGCAGATGAAGTTCATCATGCCGATGATGATGAATCATTCGGTAAAGCACTTTCAGCAATTGCTTATCAGGCATCCTTCAGACTGGCGTTGTCTGGTACGCCCTTCAATACGAAAGGTGGTTCACTTGCGATGTGCGAAAGTATCGCGGGTGTTGATGATGACGGGCGTCCAACGCGCACAGCAACTCCCATCTACACCTATTCCTATGGAGATGCCATCAATGCCGGTGTATGCCGCCCCGCCGAATTTGTCTATGTGTTGGGAAAAACAGAAGTTGTACGCAAGAGCTTGGCCGACGATAAGCTCTTCAAGAAAACTATTGATCTGGCATTGGCAAAACGCACGGACTCACTATCCCCATTGCTGGACGCTGATGGAGAATACATTGGCACGATGTTGCATGAGGGACTGCAGGCGCTTCGGGATTTGCACCATGGAGAAAGCGCTATAGATGGTTCAAGAGATACGCGTGCTGGCATGTTGGTTGTTGCCCGCGATGTGAAGCATGGTGAACAACTGGCTCAACTTATACAGCGTATGAACGACGCTGGAAACTATGGGTTCAGCATCGTTGAAATTTATAACGACACACCCAAAGCGCACGAACGCATCAAGCAACTCAAATTCGACCGCACTGACATCATCATTACTGTACGCATGATATCGGAGGGTGTTGACATCCGGCGCTTGCGCGTTGGTGTGTTCTGTTCAGACTATCTGACCCGCATGTTCCTGATTCAGTTCCTTGGTCGCATGGCGCGCATGGAAGATCGGCTCGGGCCTGGGCAATTTTGCAAGATTATCTTACCAGGGCACATCCTGCTTCTGGAATACGCACGTGAAATAGAGAAGATGATCGCTGCAGCTTTGATTGCACCGATTCCAGGAGAGGGCGGTAACGGTCCTGAGCCGAAAACTTCTTTTGTGAGCAATACGCCAGTTGCAACAGGTACCGGCTTGATGATGCGCGGAAATGAAGAATCTGGACGCGGCCCAGGAGAAGCATTTTTCAACAGATACCCTGAATGGCGTGGCCGCATATCAGAAATGGAAGCTGCGCAATTCGCGCGCGATATGCATCTGGAGGGTTTTGAAACTGCTGCCAATCGCCCCAAGTATGAAGAAAGCTGGTCAACGAAGAACGTAAACCTTGTTCGTGCTCTTGGTCGTGCGAAGCGCAAGAACGGAACTACCGAGGGGGATCGAGAGATGTATGCCCGCATCAACGCAGCGGCCAACAAATATATCGGCGTACAAAAAATAGATGAATTGACCAGCGATGAACTGTTGAAGAAGCGGCATGCGTTTCTTGTGGCGTGGCTGAATCGCCTCATCAGTGGCAAAGAAGAGGCCGACGCATGACTGATCGTGAGCGTTATGCCGGTGAAATGTACAGCGATGGGTTGAAGCGCGTTCATGACGGCCTGCAATCAAGCATCTGGATGATGGCCAGCCACATCCGCACGATGCTTGAAGGCGACCGGAACCATGCTGGCCCACTTTGGCGAGTACGCCTGTTGGTGCCTGACGGCAAGCGTGTCGAATTGAGCGACTTCAAGCAATACCTGCTCAGGCCTGCGCGCGAAGGGCTTGGTTTCGAGAGCTTGGTGCAGGTCGATCACGTTCTGAAATCCGAGAAGGACCAAGGCCGCAAAGCCTTGGCCGCGCTGCGCAAAGAGATCCCTACGTGGGATGCCGATGTGAAACACATAATGAAAAAAGAGGTACCCATAGCAATAGGCCAAGGCAAGCATGGAGCACGCGGGAAAGCGCGTAATACGCCCTTTCATCATGATGATGCACAAGGACGCCTTGCTCGCCTGAAGCGGGACCGCCCCGACCTCGCTGCCCAGGTCGTCGCTGGCACCATCTCTGCCAACGCTGCTGCCATCGAAGCCGGTTTCCGAAGTCCCCCCGTCCATTGGTCGAAAGACCCATCAGAGCATGCCCAGCAGGTCGCCGAGAGGTTCCCCGGCTGGGTCATGACCAAGCAAGCCCCTAGTCACTTCACCAAATGAAAAAGGAACTGAACTATGCCCCGCAAACCTGCCAATCCTGATCTCACCAAGACGGCTCCGGGCACGGCACTTACCAGCTACAAAGACAGAATGGCTCAATTGGTTGCTCAAACCAAAAAAGCTGAAACGCCTACGGGCGGCTTCATCAGCACCAAGGGCGGGCACCTGACCATCAACGGAACCCAATTGCCGGGAGATAAGATCAACGCAATCATTATTGATTACAAAAAAGATAATGAGTTTTACCCGAAGGCTTTTGCTCCCAACGAGGCGCAGGCCCCTGTTTGCGCAGCTATTGTTGCACCGGACCAGATCCTCTCACCGTGGAGGAAGCTGCGCGATGGTGAGAAGTATGAAGAGTTCGAGAATAACAACAGGGAACTCGGCCTCGTAAGCGAAATGCCTAAGCCGCAAGTCAAAGCTGGGTTCAATTGCGACTCCTGCCGCATGCTGGAGTGGGGCTCTGCCGTGCTCATCATCGGCAAGACCGGATCGGGCAAGGGCAAGGCCTGTCGGGAATCACGCCGCCTGCATGTCTTCGCGGCAGACCAATGCACCACGCCTGCCGACATCGAGCGTGCGCCCTACATGACCTTGATTCCGCCACCCACTTCGGCGCAGAACTTCTCGACGTTCGCCAACGAAGTGGCCGAGGTGCTGGGCCTGCCGATCTTCGGCGCGGTGGTCGAGATCAGCGTGAAGCCCCATGAGCAATTCCAGTTCATGGTGTACTTCAAAATTCTCGAAGCCATCAGCGATCAGGGCAGGCTCGCGGCGCTGCTGAACCGGCACGAACAGATTCGCCAGAAGCCCGTCATGCTGCCGAAGCCGGATGAGGACAAATCCACCAAGGATGCCCGTGGCAGCAAATTCTGATGTCAACGAACTGGCGGAATATGCCGCCAACTTCATCACCACTGCCCTAGACGTTCTGAAGGTGCAGGCCTGTTTCATGATTATTATTTCGGAGGATGACGGCGCGACCCACATCATCACCGATGTCGATAAGTCGCTCATACAAGACTTCGCCGCCTGGGCAACCAGTGAAGTCTCCGACCCGCAGCACCATGTTCGAACGCATTGATATGCCGATGCTGCTCTACGCCCTCGGGTTCCTGCTGGGATTCTTTTATGACCAGTTGAATGCCTGGGGCGGAACGACTTACGCATCGGCTTTCGCGGGCCTGGGTCTGCTGCTGGCGCTGATCTGGAGCCTGCACGATGGCTGATCCGGTAGTCATCGACTTCGAGACGCGCCCTGCCATCGCTGGTTCTGGCCAAGCTCCGGTGCCGGTGGGTGTCTCAGTCCTCATCCCCGGCCAACCCAACGTTTATTTTGGTTGGGGCCATCCGGGGGGCAACCCTGATACGTATGAGCAGGGACGTGCCATGCTGGTTTCAGTTTGGCAGCGACCCCTGCTCTTTCATCATTGCAAGTTCGATATCGGCGTGGCCATCGAGCATATGGGCCTGCCCTGGCCAGAGCACGTCGATGACACCCTCTTCCAGGTGTTCCTCGTGGACCCGCTGGCCAAGAGCCTCGGCCTGAAGCAGACCGCGCACAAGCTGCTCGGCATGGACCCCGAGGAGCGCGATGCGGTCTACCGATGGCTCAAGGAAAATTTCAAGGGACCGTTCCTGCCCGACCACAAGGTCATCACCGAGAGCAACGCCGGGGCCTACATCAGCTATGCCCCGTATGACATCGTGGCTCCCTATGCCATGGGCGACACCGCGCGCACCCTCAGCCTGCATCGGCTGCTGCGGCCCAAAGTCACGGCGATGGGCATGGACGCTGCGTACCAGCGGGAACTGAAGGTCGCCAGGATCGGCTACTGGATGGAGCGGAAGGGGGTGCTGGTAGATCGGGAACGACTGGAGCAGGATTACGGAAAGTACGACGCCATCAAGCACGAATGCGAGGATCGGATCCGCATCTACCTCGGCGACATCGACCTGGACAAGCCAGTGCAGATCGCTACAGCCCTCCTCGAAACGGGGCACGCTGACACCCTGCCGCTGACACCCACCGGGCGCATGAGCACCGCCAAGTCCTCCATCGAGTCCAGCGTCGATGAACCCGCCCTGGCCCGGCTGCTGCGATATCGCGGTGCTCTCAAAACACTGACCCAGACCTTTTTCAAGGGCTGGCTCAAGTTCAGCGAGCGGGACAGTCATTTACATCCAAGCTGGAACCAAGTTAAAAGTTTCGGCGTCGGCGCGCGCACCGGGCGGTTCTCATGTTCAGAGCCCAACCTGACCAACGTGCCCACCGAGTTCGATGAAGAGACGCTGGAAGGCCTGGACCTGCCCTTCATGCGCCAGTACCTGCTGCCCGACCCCGGCCATGTCATCGTACCTGCCGACTACAACGGGCAGGAGATGCGGATCATGGCGCACTACGCGGAGGGCAAGGCGCTGGAGATTTACCAGAAAGACCCGCAGGCCGATTTCCATGCGGTGGCATCGTTGCTCATCAAGCTGCACGCCGGGCTTTCGGTATCGCGCAAGATGTGCAAGATCGTCGGCTTCTCGCTGATCTACGGCTCGGGCATTGCCCTGCTGGCCAAGAACCTCGGTGTCGATGAAGACACCGCGCGCAAGATCAAGACCGCCTACTTCAAGGCCATCCCCGGCCTGCAGGAGTTCATCAGCCTGTTCCGTGAGCGCTCCTCGGTGCGGACCTGGGGCGGGCGCGTGATGCCCGTCGAGCCCGCACACGAGGTCGATGGCGAGTGGCGCGAGTTCAACTACAAACTCTGCAACTACCTGATCCAGGGCAGCGCTGCCGACCAAACCAAGGAAGCGCTGGTGCGGTATGACGGCGAGTACGGGCGGCTCCTGATGACGGTGCATGACGAACTGGTCATCAGCGTGCCCGAGGAGTGCCTGCCACAGGAAGTGCCTCGCCTCAAGAATGCCATGGAGGGAATGCCCGGATGGGATTGCCGATTCGTTGCCGAAGTAGAATACGGCCCCGACTGGCACAACCTGCGAGCATACAAATGAACCCCAAATCTCATTGGCCGTTTCCCGAATCCGATGGTTTGACCGACAACTTCATTCGTGGTTTCAAGATTGGCCTCGACCCCTACAAGTGGGACAGCGTGCGGGTCACGGCGGCACCACACCGCGACGCTATCACTATCCACCTGGGCAATCGCTTCGTTTCGTTGTCGGGGCTGGAGATGGTCCAATCCAGCGACATGTACGGGCTGGGCTACGTCAAGGGAGTCGAACTGCGTCAGAAAGCGAGAGAACCATGACCCCTCCCCTGAAGACCACCATCCCGACCGAGCACTACACGAGGCTTACAGCAGAGGCATCGCGCTGGCGTCACATCAAAACCTTGAACGCCAAGCAACTCGTCACGCTGATATTGACCAATCGCGAGAAATGGGATGAAACCATCGACATGCTCCTGTTCATAAAAGGCAACGACCATGTTCGATAACCGGCCAACGCGGCACTCCTACTCCTCCCTGAGAACCTACAAGGAGTGCCCAGCCAAGTACGCCTACAGCTACATCGACCGGATCCCCAGCCCGCCCAGCGCGGCCATGGACCGGGGTTCCCGCCTGCACAAGCTCTGCGAGGATTACCTCGGTGGTGGCCTGCCTTCCTGCCCCTACGACATCCGCCGCATCGGCGTCAAGATTTTCCAGATGCGGGGCAAGGGGGCACTGCCCGAGCAGACATGGCTACTGGACAAGGACTGGTACGCCACCGAGGATCCCGGCGAGGCGATGCTGAAGGCGATCATCGACGTTCACTACATGGACAGCGGTGTCCTCAAGATCCATGACTACAAATCTGGACGGGAGTATCCGGAGCATCAAGATCAACTTGAGCTTTACGCCCTCATTGGACTTCAGCGATTCCCGCTTACAGGACGGGTTGAAGCGTCTGCAATCTACATTGACACTGGCATTGAAGGACAGCCCCGCTCCATCATTCGTCCGATGCTCCCTAAGCTCCGTCAACGGTGGGATGGGCTCATTGCCCGAGTGGGAGCAGATGGAGAGTTTCTGCCGACTCCTGGGGGACATTGCAGGCGCTGTCATTACCGAAGCGATGCAGGAGGAGAGTGTGATGCCTGGAGAGAAGTGAATGAGTTCTGAAGCCTATATTCAAGCCAGCGTAGTCAACTATGCCCGCAAGAAGGGGGTGCTGGCGCGCAAGCTGGACTTCGGCCAGGGATATCCAGATTACCTGCTGCTCTACTCCGGCTGCGTTCTCTTCATCGAATTCAAGGCCACCAACGGCAAGCTCTCGGTGTTGCAGGAGCACGTCATCAAGGTGATCCGCGAGCAGGACTTCACGGTGGAGGTGTGCGACAACGTGGCCTTTGGCGAGAAGGTAGTTGACCAATTGGTAACTCGTGGTATACTGCTCAGACAACGAAAGGCACCATGAGCACCAAATCTTTATCTGACCTTTACTCAAGTGACAATGCTCGCCTGACCGCTGCCGCGCCCGAGCTATTGGAAGCGCTGCGAGCAGTCTTCCGTGCTAATCAGGAACTACGCGAAGCACTTGAAGAAGCGATAGAAGCGTCTATCGACAAGCATCCGAGGGTACGAGAGTGGAGCAGGGTCAACAGGGCTTCGCTATCTAGCGGGATGCAGGCTCGCGCCGCTATCGCCAAAGCCACAGGGCAAGCAGCGTGAACTGGACCCCGCACCCCTATCAGGAAGATGCGATGGCGTTTGCTTTGCAACGCGATGGCTGCGGGCTGATGCTTGATCCGGGACTGGGCAAGACATCCGTCACCCTAGCCGTCATCGACATTGCGCGCAACGCTGGGGACATCCGCAAAACATTGGTCGTGGCACCGCTGCGGGTCTGCAATACGGTGTGGCCGGTGGAGGCCCGCAAGTGGGACGATTTCCATAATCTGAAAGTTATTAATCTCTGTTCGTTGAAACCCATCGAGCGCGAACGGGCCATGCGCCACGGCGATGGCCACGTCTATTGCATCAACCCGGAGGGGCTGGTCGGACGCAACGGCTCCAAGGCAGCGCTGGACTGGCTCACGCCCGAGTTCGACATGCTGGTGCTCGATGAGTCCACCAAGTTCAAGGACACCAAGACCCTGCGCTTCCAGGCCCTGCGCAAGAAGATCCACCAGTTCAAACGCCGGATGATCCTGACGGGTACGCCAGTTCCTAATGGAGTCCAGGATCTGTTCGGGCAGATGTTCGTCGTAGACCTGGGTGAGTCGCTGGGTAAGTTCGTCACGCACTTCCGCATGGAGTTCTGTCAGAAAGACCCTTCGGGGTTCGGCTGGAACTTGCGGCGGGGCTCTGCCGAGCAGATTTATGCGCGGGTAGCCAATCGACTCATGCGCCTCGATTCCCGTGACCACCTCGACATGCCGGAACTCATCAACAACTTCATCGAGGTAGAGCTACCCGAGGAGCAGCAAGCCCAGTACCGCAAGCTGGAAAAGGAGTTCGTTGCGCAGATGGAGTCGAGTGTCATCGCGGTGTTCAACGCTGCCGCCGTGGGTACGAAACTCAGACAGGTCGCCAACGGCTTCGTCTACGGCGACGATGGCGGCACGGTGGAGCGCTATGCCGTGCGTCTGCACACTGAGAAGATCGATGCCCTGGAGGAACTGATCGAGGAGATGCAGGGTAGGCCTTTACTGGTCGCCTATGAGTTCGTGGAAGACGCCGTGATGATCCACGAGCGGATCCCCGGCGTGGTCGATCTGGGCGCCGTGAAGGATCCGACCGCCATCATCAACGCATTCAACCGGGGGGCCATCCCGGTGCTCATCGCACACCCTGCCTCGGCGGGCCACGGACTGAACCTGCAGGAGGCGTGCAACACCCTCTGCTGTTATGGTATTACCTGGAACCTGGAGTACTACCAGCAGTTCATTGCACGTGTATGGCGACAGGGCCAGAAAGCGCCGAACGTGGTCGTGCACCACATCGTCTGTCGGGGCACCAAGGACGAAGCCGTCATGAATGCCCTGCACGGCAAGGACATTACCCAGAAGAAATTCAACGACGCCATCAAGGGTGTCCGTTGAGTTAATATGATTATTCCAAGGAGGCAATCATGGCTACCAAGACAGTCAAGAGCCTTGATGCGGCCATCGCGCTGCTCATCAAGCACAGGAAGATCGAATCCCAGGCCGAAGCTGCGCGCCAGTTCGGCATCGAGAAGCCCTACTTCAACCGCTTGGCGCTGGGCATCAAGACCAACCCCAGCGATGACATCCTGCATCAGATGGGCATCGAGCGACAGGTCATCACCAAGTACATCGTCAACCTGTGAAGGATCTGTGGATCGCGGTGGCGCTGGCCATCGCTCTCGTCCTGATGCTCTGGCTGACCCTTCAGACGTAGTTCTGGCTCAGCAACCCCTTGAGCCTGCGGCGCTGCTCCTCCTGCGCCACCGGGGCATAGGA